TTGAATAGGTAGTTTTGGTATAGATCTTTTTTGGTTTGCCAAATGATAACAAAATATCATGTAGTTCTTCTAGTGGAATATCTTGGTCAGATGGTTTTAATAACTGCTGTGCTTCTTTACTTTGTTCTGACCACCACTTAAGAGTATCTTTATCAATAAGGCGGCCATACTTATTGACTTGCTCTGCTACATTAAATTTAATCAGTTTGGCAGATTTTAAAAGCTCGTTATATGTATATGGATCTGTAGTATAACGAGATTCGCTAAAGGGCAACAATGCTAGACATACTACAACAGAATTAGCTGGAGTCTTGCCTAGAGTTTCAAAATCATAAATCAAACAATTATTAGTCATATCATTTCCATTCAATTGAAGCCATTAGCTCTGTCATACATGCCACAACATTTAACTCATGATCAGCCACAAATGCGTTTTTAAACTGATAGTCTGCCAAGATCAATACAATTTGTGGTACAGACTGAGGCTGAACATAGTCTAGCATTACGTCATATACTTTACGAAAGATTGCTTGTGGTTCGACATCAATGTTTTCGACAACCCAGCGTCGCATAACTTTAAAGTCTTTATCTTTCAGAGACTTCATTAATACCTTGACATTATCTTCTGACATATTGACAAGTACACCAGAATCGATCTTACCAGATATTGCATAACGCTGGCATTCATTTAATATACGGCGCCAGTCTGGAAAATGCTTTTCAATCAATTTAGCTAGAGCTTGTGGCTCAAAGATTACATTTTCTTGAGTAAGAATTGTACCTAACCGTTTGAAAAACTCAGATGCCATTTTTGGTTTTTCTGCATTAGGTATACCAAACTCATATACAGAACATCGTGAATGGAGTGGTGTAATGATTCGATTCTTAAAGTTACAAGTCAGAATAAATCTGCAGTTCTGAGAGAATTCTTCAATAAAACCACGAAGCGCTGGTTGTGTTGAGTTAGGGTTTGTATAGTCGGCCTCGTCAAGAATGATAACTTTATAGCCACCAGATAACGATATAGTAGAAGCAAACTGTTTAATTTTACCACGGAGAGTATCAATATTACCTTCTTCTGAGCCGTTGATAAGAATATAATCTAGACCAAGTTCATTACATAGCGCTCGGGCAACTGTAGTTTTCCCTACGCCAGCAGTACCAGAAAACAGCATGTTTGGCAGTTCACCAGTCTTTAAGATTTCAGAAAATGTATCTTTGATTGACTTTGGTAAAATACAATCAGCAATACGTTGAGGCCTATAACGTTCGACCCAAAGGAATTCATTTCTCATTTAATACTCTCCATAATATATTATAACACAGTTTCATATACTTGTAAATCATTTACCCTTTTGATTTGCTATGACTCCGCCAAAGGTGACTATCTGAAGCCATACCATTGCTAACCATGTCCAGAAAGTTATTTCAATTGTCAAAGCAAAAATTGTATTAAGCGACATGATTGTTAACATCGGCACAAAAATAACGGATAATACAAATAGCGATAATATTAAAATGTTTTTAATAACGGCTATCATGCTTATTCCTTAGGAAATTATTGCAGTGTAAATATCTTCTACATCAGAGAATTCATTCTTAACTTCATTTAAGTTTTGCTTATGGTATACTGTTGCAACCTTACGCATATACTTTTTAGGAAGTTCAAATGTTTCCTCTAGCATTGCTAATGACTCTTTAATGTATTCGCGTTCTGATTCAATTCTGCTCATTGCACCAGAGATTTCACGCATAGAAGCTTGTACTTTTGCGCGGTCATCTGGTGACGTAGGGATCACGACATTAATAGACATTGTTTACTCTCCTGATTCATTTAAAAGTTGAGCAGAATCAGTTGTTGATTCTGGTAGTGATTCTTGCTCTTTTGGAGCATTAGCATTTAAGAATGTAGCAAATCGGTTACGAAGACCGCCTACTGCTTCTAGCTCTGATCCTTCAAATGCACCACGTTTTGTTACGACATCGATAACCTGAACAGTAGCCTGAATATCATTAATACTAAGTTGTACTTGTGGGGTTGTTTCTGTTGACATAATATCTCCTTATTGACCTACGGTTGAGTTTTTCTCCAAAGCAATGTAGTAGGTTACATCGCCTGCAGAATTAGTAAAGCGTGAAATTAATTTATTTGAGATTGATACTGTATATGAATCATGAATTACTTTAAGGTTATTGATATTAAAGATGAATGAAAAGACTTCATCTGGTTTAATATTAACGTTATCAATTTCTAGTTCAAATGAGTTTGATGTTGCATCTTTAGTATCTGTTGCTTTGACAATAATCTTTTTGTCTTTGCCATTTGTAATAACAATGTCAGATACATCAAGAGGACCTGCTGCCTTGCGTAACGAGAGAAGATCTTCTTCAGTAAGAACAAATTCTAAGTCAACAGTAGGCATAACAATATCACGTGACGGATATGCACTACTTAAAATATTTGTATCAGAAAAGAAGTACTTTACTGACCGATGTGAATCGACAATTGATACTGATGTCATATCATCAGAGAAGCGTAACTCAGGAGCAGAAAACATACCTACGACACTAAGGAATTTATTCAGATCATATACGCCAAATTCTGTGGGAAATGATTCAGACACTTTGGCCGAGGCCATAATGTTTTTGCTTTCTGACAGTGATTTGATTGTATTACCTTCTTTAAAGATAATGCTAGCATTGATTGCACTAAAGTTTTTAAGAATTTTGATTGTATCTTCGCTAAGTTTCATAAGTAAGTTTCCGTTTAAAATAATATTATAACACAGTTTTAGGATTTTGTAAATCTTTTTGTAATAAAAATAACACAGAACACGCCATGTGAGCTAAATGGTCTATACCAGTCTCTGGGTCATGTCGTTCACCTTGCATATAACTTGAAAAGTGACGCATCAATGCAGCTTGGTAACGTGTCTCATCAACATATTGCCAGTTATGACGATCATACTTTTTTGCGCCATAGGTCAGTACCTTAACCACTTCATCAAGAGCACCAAACGGGACTAATGAATAATCTAGTTTATCTTGGTCATGTTTAATCCCTACGGTCATTATGCTGATCCTAATATTTCGTCAAGAATAACTTGGCTTGCTTCAGTATCAGATTTTATATTTTCATCTGGTGTAACAACCGATGCATCAACCTTTGAATAAAGATCAATAAAGGCTTCACGTGTATCAGTATCAAACCGATTGACACAAAGTTCAATTGCCTTTGAACGATTCTTAAAGATAGAAAACGTCTGGATAATATGGCAAATACGGCGAGTAGAAATTAGCTCATCAAGACCACCATCTTCAAATGTTTTACGAATTGTGTCAGACCATGTTGCTAACAGAGTTGCAAATGTTTCATCAAGACAATCAAACTTCTTCATATGATTTAAAATGATTTTCTTTTCGATGGCCATTGTAGGGTATGGTTGCTCAATCGTAACCACAAACCGCTCAAGGAAAGCTTCGTCAATAATATTAGCAGTAACGAATCGACCATCTTCTGAGCCTTTACCTTTTGTGTTAGCCGTAGCAATAATGTTGAAGCCTGCAGAAGGACTAACTATTTCACCAGTCTTTTTGATTAATACTGGTTTACCTTCAAGCACCCCTTGCAGACACATAATTTTGCTTGAGCCACGGTCAATCTCATCAATCAATAATATAGCACCAGTCTCCATTGCTTTAATAACAGGACCTTTATTAAATACGGTCTCACTATCAATCAAACGGAAGCCGCCAATAAGATCGTCTTCATCAGTCTCTGGCGTAATTTGTACACGAATGTAAGAACGTTTTAATTTAGCGCATGCCTGTTCAACCATTACAGTCTTACCATTACCAGACATACCAGTGATGTATGTAGGATAAAAGAAATTACAACCTATAATAGTTTCAATAGTTTTATAGTTGCCCCATGAAACAAAGTATAAATCTGTTGGCGGTACAAACACTGAATCATTTAAGATTGATTGTAATTTTTTAGGTGGTTGCATATCAGAAGTTGTCACTTGTGCATTATGTTGTTGTTCTGGGAATGGCAGAAGTACTGCCTGCAAATTATATATACCACGAGATTTTTTTGGTGCATCTTTAACAAGTCGGTACACTTCACCAGCTGGTATATCAATCGATTTTGCGACAGTCAGTAACATTGACAATTTAAAGTCAGTAGTGTCATTGAATCGTGCAGTAAGTTCAGATACTAGGGTTTGTTGTAATGGTGTCATGATGTAGATTCCTATTCAATAGTTAATTATAACACATTTAAAAAGATTTGTCAATAGTTATGCAATTATTTCTGTAAATTGTGTTGCAAAAATGCGACTATTTTTCTTGCCACTAGCGTATTTCTTAAATGCTCTAGTAATATCTGCGGTTTTGGCATCATCGTCAACGTCAAACTCACTAATGGTGGTATCAAACAATGATGAACTAAACTTCATAATAAACATACGTTTAAAGCCTAACACATTGTCATATGACGCATAACCTTTGTCACGTACCTGTTTACGAGAATTATCAAAGACCTCTGCATTCCATGACTTATTGATATGTGCTATCTTTTTATTAAATTCAACTACACGATTAGCAATAAAATAACCAATAGGTACAACACCAGGATATGTACCAAGATGAGCAGTAAGTTTTTCAAATGCATCTTGTTCTGATTCTACTGAAATATAGGCACCATCAATATTTAAGATAGTAGAATCAGAACGAATAGCATGACCACGCTTACCATCTTCATTCATTGCGAAAACAGAAGAAGGGTCGCCATCAGTAAGGATTGGCACAATTACTCGCTGAAGATTATGTTTTGCTTTAAATCGTTTAACCAACAATGGCATTGCAGTCATAACCTCAACAATAGGTGTACCGTTCAATCTTTCTAAATCAGTTGTAAATACAAAACTACGAGTCTGATTAAATAAAAATCTAAATCCTTTTTTATAATCTGCATTGCTTAAAGAAGAAGATAGTACTTGTACAACACGAAGATTCTCATGACATATTGTACTTCGTAATGTGCTTAACCCACGGTGATTAGTATATGATGTCGTATATGATGTCGTAAATGTATATACATCAAATGGAATTGATACTTTTTTACAGAACATTGATAATATCAATACTTGTAAAATAACATTATCAATGCTACCAGACATAGAACCAGACTTATCAATAAGCATAATCATGCCATGACTTTTAGCATCTGCAAGTGTGGTTATTTTTAAAAATATGTCTTCAGATAATTTGTACTGATGTAACTTAGACATATTTAAAGAACCAGTATTTGATACCTTTGCTCGAGTATATTGATATGCAGCCTTACGTGTCTCAAATTCTTTTGCCATAACATTGACAAGTCTAGTATTATCTTTGACAAATTTATTAAATTCATCAGTATGTTTTTCAAACACTGAAGTTATAAGTGTTTCGTTACGACATGCATCTAGTTTAGCATATGTCGTAATCATAGCATCAGTCTGATCTTTATTTAATCCAGAAATTACAGTTGGAATATTGCCTTGTTCATTACGTTCAACAATTTCAGATTCCATCGACCGATATGCATCATCAGTCGATGTATCTAGTTCGTCAACTACTTCTTGTTCTGAATCTGCTTTATCAGCTGATCTATCTTCCGACATATCAGCCATGCTCTCATTCTCATTAGGTTCGCCCATTGTAGTAGATGATCTATTAGGCGAGCTATCAGAGTTGCTTTCGCTTGCGTCATCTTGTCCGTCGGCTGGTTCACTGTCTGATTCAGATGCTGAATATGTTTCTCCTGTTTCGGTTGTGGTTGAACTGGAGCCTTTTTCTTTACGACCGTTTTCTTTACGAGTGTCTTTTGATTGCTCATTTTTTTCCTTTACATAATTGTAAATGGCTCTGCAGCAAACAATAACATCTTCCCACGTTTCACACGCATTAGCCATATCGACAAAGACTTGTTCTTCTTTACTGTATGCGATATTTATATTATCGCGTAACTTTGATTTTAGGTTTAATCGATTCATAAAGCTCATTGCTTGTACATCTCGACCTTCAATCTTAAAAAAGTCAAGTGAATACATGTGCGCATAACCGCCCCTAAAAGATCTGACAAGACCTGGGTACTTACGTTGTATCAATTTCTCAATGCGAATGTCTTCAATAATATTGACAAAGGAACGAGGTATTCCAGGTATTTCTGTAGTGGCATTGTGCCAGCCTTCAGACGGAGTATACAGTGCATGACCAACTTCATGACCAATCAAAAGATCATAAGTATCTTTGTTAAGTTCTTTCCATAGAGGAAAATACAATATACGATTGTCTACATCAAACGATGCAGTATCATAATTGCCATGACGTATCGATATGTTTTCATTAGCTAACAATTTTGCAAGTAACGATTTTGATTGTGTATACATAGTTGTTCCTCTTGAAATTATATTATATACCAAAATCGTTACGATGTAAACAAGTTTTTTCACTATTGTTGTAAAAATACAACACTATTATCCTCGAGTTGTCACCATTGTAGAAAAATTCTGATGTTTCTTAAATTCAATCTTGCTTCTGAACTTACCGTCTAGGACATCACCCTTATGAGATATAATAAAAACATTAGTATCGTTTTCAACTGTATTAAGAATCTTCATAAGATTCTCGACACCTTCTGCATCAAGAGATGCATCAAGTACTTCATCAAGTATAAGCAAATTAGTAGATGCAGAGTTTTTCATTCTGGCAATTTGTCGCCATGCAAATAATAGTGCTAAATTGATTCGTTGCTTTTCGCCTTCAGAGAATGATGAATAGTTAAAATCATCGCGATGCCGTGATCGTATAATTTCATTAAAGTTTTCGTCTAGGTGAAACGATACAAAGAAATCTAGTACATTCAAATATTTGTTAATCAATGTATTCATTACTGGCAAATATTCTTTAATAATTTTTGTTTTAATACCAGTATCCTTAAGCATTTCTGATACGACATCAAGATAGGTTTTTGATTCTAACATCTTTAGCCTACGTTCTGACAATATATCGCGCTCTTCAATAAAATCTTGACATTGTTGATTTGCACGAGATAAGTCACTATCTTCAGAGCTAATAAGTTCAATTTCAGTATTGATTGACTTAATTTCATTTTGTAGTCTAGTGATACCAGAATTGTTTGTGTGAATTTCAGAATTGCTTTGACGTATAAGAACTGCTAGTTCGTTAAGTTCGTTAAGTTCGGTATCAATAGTTTTTATTTCGGTTTCTACCGATGTCATTGCTTCGCGCAGTGTTTTTGCTTTATCTTTAGCCGTACACATTTTATGTTCACGCGTGTCTTCTGTTATCTCTTGAGTACAAGTAGGGCAAGTATTGTTATCTTCATAGAACTTAGCAGTAGTAACCACATCAGATATTTGACGCATAAACTGAGCTTGATATTGACTAAGTTTAGATTTCTTATTACCTAATGATTTTAAGGAATCATCAAGACCATTATTAGTATCGGCCACAAAATTAGACAATGATTGATTCAGGGTCTGAAGCTGGTCAATTTCTACCTTAATATAATCAATCTTTTCTGTCTTTTGCTTTAAATGAGTTTTATTAATTTCTGTAATATCGCGTATATGATTCTTTTGCATTGTCAATTTTTCTTTGACTAATTCAAGGGCATACACAATAGACGTAATGTCTTCTTTAAGGCGCGATAGTTTTTCTTTTAAGATACCATTCATTTTACCAAAAATTTGAATATCTAAAAGATCTTCAATAACTTCTCGTCTGGCATATGTTGGTAACTGCATAAACGGAATAAAAGAAGAGGAACCAAGTACAATGATCTGATGAAAAGATTTGTGGTTTAACTTTAAAATATTTTGCTCTAAATGTTTTTGATAGTCACGAGCCTGAGCTGCCTGATTAATCAGCGCACCATTTTGCCATATTTCAAACTTAACTGGTTTAATACCACGAATAATTTTGAAGTCATGATTAGCCACAGAAAATTCTGCTTCAACGATGGCAGCTTTATTATTTATAGAATTGACCAGTTGATTCTTGTTGACGTTTCGATGTGCCTTACCAAATAACACAAATGACAGAGCATCTAACATAGTTGAATTATGTGATACCAACCCATTAGCAAAATATTCTTTTACATCTTCTACTTGTATATCATATAAGTCTTGACGAGTTTTTAAAATTTTATGTTTAATAATTTTGGTTGGACCATTTGAATTAAATAAAAAATTACCAACATATAAGTCTTTTGTTTTTACCCATGCACAATCATTGCCTAACATTAAATGGTCTGGTGATGTTTTTATATGCTCGCCAGATTCTGTTTTAATGCTATGAACTATAGAATTTTTTGCAGTAATTGCAGCACCCTCAATTTTTTTATAACCAAATCTAGTTTTTACTTTAATAGTGCCAATAAGTTCTGGATACTTTGCATAGAAAGAAGCGATATCACCGACAGTAGTTTTCATAATGTATTACTCATATTAAAATATTTTCTAAAAAAGATTTATAATCTCGCTGATGCCATAATATCTTAGCATTAAATGTTGATTCTTTGTATTTCATTTTTTGTACATAAACATCAATGGTTAGGAAAGATGTTTTAAATATAATTGCTTTATTTCTTCTGATTCAAATTCTACCTCTATTTCAGTAAGTTTATCAACACATTTGCCTGCGCCGTTTTCTCCTACAATTAATGTACTAGGCGAACGGTTTAATGATACTTCAGTAAATGCATCTCCAGTAGATAAAAAGTTTTTCCATCTGATAGTCTTAAACAGTACCATAACTAAATAATCTCCTCATTTACTGCTTCGACATATATTTCACGCATAAAGGCTTTCATACGATTTTTATCTAGTTCAGTATCAATTGCATCAACATACGAATCTAGCAGAGCAGTAGTATCTTCAATTGAGATGCTGTCATCAGAAACATTCTGACCTTGAAACTCTTCAAAAGTTTCTGCTACCTTAAATTCATGTGTATCGACCTCAAGTATCTTATCAACAAATGTATCAAACAAATATGGGTCAGACTTATTGACTACCACAAGCTTGACAAACTTTTGTACTAAGTTACTTAGATCATATTGTTTATTATAATCCATTTTACGATCATCGTAAACAATTTTTTCAAATAAATTTAAAGTATTTTGTACTGGTGTTAATAATCGTGTAGTGGTATCAATAATATGAAAGTATTTAGGATCATGAGCATCTGCCCAAGTAAATTCCATTTGAGCACCAAGGTAACTAATATTGCCTTGTGTCGACTTAGTATGGAAATGACCAGTCAGTACAGTTTCAAATCTATCGAATGCCTCAGTACCCATGCCATGAGTATTAATTACACCTTTCATAAGTTCAAACCCGTTCAACTCTAGATGAGCGCCTACCCATGATGCATCGCAAGAACTTAAAAACTTCATTGTGTCATGATAGTTTTCATTATTAATCCAAGGGACTAGAGCAATACGAAGACCTTCATAATCCATCACAGTTGGCTTCATAACAATATTTACATTGTTAGTATAGTAACCCATCAGTTCTTTTAGAGAACATAACTCATTCGTTGATTTGTAAAATACATCATGATTACCAGGGATAATATCCATAGTAATACCTTCTTTCTTTAAGACATTCAAAAAGCAACTACGATTAGAGTTCAGTGCCTTAAAGTTAATATACCTACGATGATCATAATAGTCGCCAAGGTGGATAATGTTTTTAATATTATGTTTCTTTAAGTATGGAAAGAATACTTGGTCGTAGAACCTTTCCTGATATTCAATGAAAATATCTGATGAGTTACGTGCACCACAATGCGTATCATTAATAATTGCAATTTTCATGTTGTTATACCATAAACAGTTCAATGCCATTCTTTGTTTTTTCTTGAGCAATAATGGTTTTCATTTTAGTATCTGCCGTTCTAACTCGGTCAATTCTATCACGCAAGTAATCAACAAATGGTTGGTTGATAGCAGCATCATATTCGCTTAACGAATCAATTTGCATAAGGTCTTCAACAGAAGCCATTTCAATAAAACGAAATTTGATTTCTTGTTGTTTCTTTTCCTTTGCAAGTCTTCTTAAGAATGCATAGAAACAAATTTGAGTAAAATATGAGAATGCATTAGGAGTACCAGTTCTAGTAGCTGCATCAATATTATAGTTTAAGATTGCACGAAGGCAATTCTCTACTCCGTCCATTACCATTTCTTCACGATAGGTATATCGTATGAAGTTTGATTTATGTGACAGCCCTTCAGATATTTTTAAAAAGGATAGCGCAATATAGTCAGGAACAATCGGAACTGGTTTTTCTTGTTCCTTTGCCAGATTAACGCTTTTGACATAATCAACAACAGCTAGTGAGAATTCTTTATTGTTGACATAGTTGACAGGTTTTTTTGCTATCATTGTGTGTACTCCGCATAAGTGTATTATATATTATACAACAGTTTCACATAAATGTAAACAACTAAAATAATTGTTGACAGATCTTGAAAAATGGTATATAATAATAACTATGGTTCGGCGGGGGAATATACTAGATTAGTACAAACCAATATTACTACAATTATTATTGTACTATCAGTTTGCACTAGTATATTATTGTTGACGGATATATGAATATAATAACTACTATGGTTTGGAAAGGGAATATACCAGACTAATGTATTGTCGGTCGTATATCTTCAATTGATTCAATATCATATTCAGAATCATCGTCGTCGTATTCATCAATATTTATATCGTTGAACTCATGTTCAGTACTTTCAGTATCAAGACACATACGAATGTATTTTTCCTTAACATTATTCGAGCATTCAGCAAATGATATAATATGCATTTTAGATAGACCACATATATTTGATTTAGCTAACGGATGCCAGTCAGTAAAGTAGAATGCTTGCGAGTCCTTATCGGCCATATTATGTAATTGCATTGCATTGGAGATTAGAATAATATCCTTATCGTCCTTTGTTACATATGATATGATATCTTCGCCTGAGGATAATTTAAAGTGCCTAATATCAACATCATCTAGTTCTTTCACAGTGCTACCTCATATATTTTATAGGTGAAACGTTCTTTTGTATATATTTGAATTCTTTGTGCAGAATGTTGTAGGGTATAGTTTTTATGATTCTTATAATGAAGATCATCTGCTATATCATATAACACCGTATCACGACCATCATCAGATTTCCTTAACCCACGACCAATTGATTGTAGGACTCGAATTTGCGACTTTGATGGTGATGCAAATATAATATTATGTATATTCCGAATATTGATACCCGTAGAAAATACACCAGCAGAAGCAACAATAATAGCATTCTTTTCTGTTTCGACAATACGTCTAAATGCTTCACGATCATCGACTGGTGTTTCGCCTGATACATAAAATACTTTACGCCTTTCATGCGCTCTTTCGGCTATCATATTATATAGGGGTTTACCTTGCTTAACCACATATTGAAACAAGACTAAAGTATTTCCATCTTGATCTAATGCCAGATTAGATATAAACTTATTACGCGGTTCATGTTGAACAATAAAATCAATTTCATCTTGATATGTTGCTTTTTTTAAATTAAAGCAATGATCATTATGATACTTCAATAACAATATATTGATTTTAAGTTTAGCAAGATCACCAGCATCCATCAATGTCTTTGTTGTCGTTACATAATAACATGGACCGAAGAGTCCTTCAAGAACTAACTTATGAGTCTGAGCTCCGTCTAATGTGCCGGTTGTACCAAAACGATATTCGGCGTCTTTCATCTTTGTCAGTATTGATGTGAGCGACTTAGCTTTAAAGTTATGAGCCTCATCGCCAAAGACTGCACCAAACTGAGAAAACCATTGTTGTGGTAGTTTATATATTGACTGCCATGTAGAAACAATAATTAGTTTTTTAAGATCTAACTTTTCTTTACCAGAATATATCATATGGCAGAGTTCATCACTATCAAATGACTCATCAAATGTTGCATAGTCTTTAAAGTCAGTACACATTTGTTGAACAAGAGAAGTAGTTGGCACAATCACTAAAATCTTTTTGTCATTGTTCTCTAAGTAATATCTAATCAGTAAGTAAATAATTAATGACTTACCAGAACCAGTCGGTGATATTAACATTGATTGTTTATTTTGCAGTCCTTCTTGAACTGCGCGTATTTGATAGTCACGAGCCTTGATGACTTTACCATTAGATGCTAGTGGTATTTTATCGATAAACGACATATCAACCGTACCATCAATTGAGCCTGGGTAACCATAATAACTGTCATGTTCTACTTCAATAGAGTATTCACGACCTTCTGCATTTGCAAATTCTTGAAGATATTTAAACAGACCGCTATACAATTCACGAGTTCTTGAATCATATAACCTAATCTTGCCGTCCCACATCTTGTTCTTATATGACGGCATAAATTTATAGCCTGGCACATAAAAGGTAAAAAAGTCCGTAAGCTCATTCATAACAGAAGGAGATGCTTCTACATATAAGTATGCATGATTCTTTTTACGAACTTTTATTATATCCACTTTATCCACCAGATGTAAATTGACGCCATTTAATTATATTTGAAATACTTTGATGTTTCCATTTTAAAGTTTCCATTATTTCAGATAAAGTTTCTACTAATGTTTTAAGGTATTCAATTTTACCTTGAGCCTGTTGAATATGAATATCACTATTATAGAAATGGTCCATATCGCCTTTCAATACTTTAAGACCAGATAGTGGATCATAGCCCCAACCACGAGCATCAATTTCAGTCTTTGACATTTTTCCATTATACCAAAGCCATTTATCTTTTAGTAGTACCTTAAACTCCATTTCTTTTTTCTTAAGCTGAAGTTTTGTTACAGATAACAATTCAAGGTACTTTGAATGTAACTTTGCAGATTTGATTGTCGTATCATCAAGATGCATTTCATCAATTACATTATCTTTTTTCCACATTTCTAACACATCATCTAATTTCATCATATTAAATTTTTCCAATAATTGCGTTCATCATCCATTTATTTTTTTCGTGAGCGGCTAACCTAGAAGTCATCAGGTCTGATATATCATATGCAGTAAATCGTTCTGCCTCTACATATGTTGTTTTAATCAAATCAATGACCACTTTGTTGTCGTCAACTAGATTATATATCATAGTATCAAACGAGCTATTTGGTTCGTTATCACATTCAATTTTTGAATACTGTGAAAACTCATCAAAGGACCCTGGGACTAGTGCATTAAGCGTTCTGATAGACTCTGCAATTAAATCCGTTGCATCATGAATTTCTTCATACATTTTTCCAAGAAAATTGTGGTACTGTACAAAGTCAGGCCCAGTAACATTCCAATGATACTTATGTATTTTTAATTGATATGCATATGTCGTTGCTAACAAAACAGTCAGTGCACGTACTAATTTTTGGTTTTCCATTATATAATCCTAAAGTAAGAATATTTAAAAGTGGCCGATGCAACTAGATACTCTACATCTGCTACGGTTGAATCAAATTGTACTGCGCCTAAGTTAGTAGGATATGCATCAACGAACTTAAACTCTAGTACCGGATTGTAATGTGAACTCAATACAATCAATGATATATCTTTTGTTTTATTTGCTGTCGGCGAATCATCTACGGCAACATTATCAAATAACCAGTCGTGTACTTCTCGATAGTTCGTAAAGTCTTCATCGACCATAAACGATAACTCTAAATCAGAATATGTTATCTTATCTGCTGGAACACCAAGATTAGTAGTTCGATAGTTTACCTGAGCAAACTGAGCAGTAATATCTGGTATGGTTACACGTTGAACTGAAAACATTACGTTCTTATATTTTAGACCATCAATAGTTAGTCTAAAATTCATAGGCATTGCAAACGAAGGATTAGCTGTCAAATTTGCAGGACTGTTAAGCGTATTCGGTTTATCATATATTGGCATAGTAATTTCCTAATTTTTTATAATATTATTTATACCAGGCATAGACAGCATTGCCACAATCAAATATACGATCATATTTATTATTGAACATATTTTGTGATTCGCTAAGTGTTTTATCATAGATAGGTAATAGTGCATTTAACTTGTGTTTTTGATACTTTACCCGTGAGTAAGCCATTGTTTTTAAAGGGTTTATATAGTAGTAATTTGGGCCACTATCACTTAGACGTACAAAACCACAGTATTCATACACTTTGCCTTCACCAAACCTCAGATCTGCATATGTCACGCATGATGATGCATTTCGTGATATCATAAAATATTTGAACAACTTTGATGCTCCGCCGACAATAGTATAGTCTCCGTGACTAGTCATACGGCCACATTCATATTGATATTTTTTAGAGTATCTTGATTTGCTAAATGCAACGGCCATTACTAGTTCATTGCCATAGTATAGACCAATATGTTCTCCACCTACAAATTGGCTAAGATGATATGACTCATGAAAGTGTCTGGCAGTCTTTGTATCGATTTCTTTAATAATTGTATTACGTGCATATATACGTTTGTTAGATCCAACCTTTGTACGAATAAGATCTTTTACCTTATGTATGTCATCAGTTTCAAATACAGTAATAAGTGTGTAACCTTTTTCTTTACATGCAATATATTTGTTTCTATGGTATGAACGCGATTTGCCGCCACTAATTTCAGCATGCCAGTAAATACCACAATATTCAATTGCAAGTTTATGTTTAGTTGAAACAATGTCTAGTTCAAATGGCCCAATAATTTTACGATCATTCCGTATAAACGAATCATCAAGACTCTGACAAAATTCAAACAGTTCAGTCTCTGCGCGTGATGACATAAGGTTTACTTCAATACCATGCTCGTTCAACCAACCAGAAACTACGTGTTTGTCGACACCATATTCCAAAGCTATTTCATATATATTATTTTTCTTATAATGCGCCTCTAAAACTTCCTTTGTTGGCCTAATCATTTCATGTCGAAGTTTTGTTTTAATAGAAGCAGTTTCGCCAAGCGAACGAATCGCAATGTCGTATTGCTTAAACCAACGGAATAGCTTTGAACGGCCAACATGATAATAAGCACATAATTGCTCGACAGAACGCATATTATAATTTTTAAGTAAATGTTCTTTTGTTGGCCGGCGGTTGTCTGACTTCAATATAATAGCCTCAGACAAAGATATTTTTGGTATATTGTATTGTGTCAGCAGTTGATTCATAATAGGTTCTGTTATGCCTAACTGACGCGCAGCCTTACGAACAGAACCTTTATATGTAACAATCGTTTGTTCCTTTGTAGGCAACACTGATATAGTTTTTGGAGCACGGCCAAAGTCTTGAAACTTTTGTGCATCAGTGCTATTGACATATATAGATTCTTTCTTGATATTGTATCGTGACAGACCCGTTTGTTCGATTGCTTCTTTTATAGAATTATAACGTTTATCACGAAAGATGATTGGTGTAATTGAATAATTCATTGGCTTAAAATCCTGTTATGGCAATATACTATTATATATCAAATACAGAATTTCTACAATAACAAAAAGGGGAACCGAAGTTCCCCCTTATTACATACCGTTACTGCCGGTTTGATTAACCATCGCCGAGGATGTTCTCAACCTTAAAGATACGGTAGTATTGGTTACCGCGAGCAGTACCAATGTCGTTCGAAGGTGTTGCACCAACAAATGGATTCGCAACCATGCCGTAGCGAGTTTTGAAGCCAATTTTTGGTTGGAAGTTATTTTCACCAACCGCACGAACCATCGTGAGAGGTACATATGGTGCATAGAAAATACCTGCATCATATGGCGATGCGCCACGATAGCCAACAGTGATATAGTTAACTTCGGTATATGGATCAACATAAACCTTCATACCACCTTTGAGGATACCAGCAAAAGTATTGCCAGTGTCGTCAATAGCCAAGTTTGCATTAGCAGCCAAGGCCGGAGTATAATCCAACATGCCGGTTGCAGACAATGCAGTAGCAACGTCTGACGAACAGATGATGAAGTTACCTTTACCGCGACGGGTTTCACGTGCAATAACGTTTGCTTCGCGTGACAATTGAACTAACAAACCTTTGTACTTCTCAACTGACCAACGGCCATCTGCATCTGTATCAAGGTCAAACACACCATTGCTAGTCAAATCTGACTGTTGTGAACCAAGCTTAGCGCGTGAGTTGATTGTACGAATCATTTCACGGTTAATTTCGGCCAAGATTTCAGCAGACAAAATGTTTGCTAATTCGGCTTCTGCGTCAAGACCATGTACTACTTTCAAGTCTTGTGCCAATTCCATCGTGTATTCAGCTTTCAGGGCGCGTGACTTAGCCGTGACAGTTGCTTTCTCGATAGTGAATGACATTTCACCAAATGCATTAGTTGACGCATCACCCAAGGCTTCTGCTTGAGCAGTAGTCATGCCGCCGCCAAAACCAAAGTTATCAGCAACACCGTCACCGCCAGTAGGAACAACGTCAGTACCAAGCGATGAAGAATCACCAGCATGAGTACCATTCTTAGCTGTAGCAGTAACACCACTGAATGAGCTTGAACTGAAGTCACTATCTGCTTCATTGAACAATGCTTCAGTCGCATTTAGACGATTGGCATTGTCTTTGTAGCGTGACTTCATTGCAAAAATCAAACCTGTAGGACCTGACATAGGCTGGAGACCAGCAATATCATATGCTATCAAGTTAGGCATTGCGCGGCGAACCAATGAGATCAAGATAGGATCCCAGTTACTGATTGCACCAGTACCGCCTGAAGTTGCATTTGTAGGCGCAGCTTCATTCATGAACATGGCTTGGCCACGCTCTTCAGCAAGAGCCTTTTCTGTGTTTTCTAAAACGGCAGCAACTACTGCACGCTTGTACTTATCACCAATAGCTGGTGCGCTTTCGGCTTCCAAAACTGGAGCCCATTTTTCTACTAATCGTTCTGCGTTAAACATTTGTTTAATCTCCTTGGGTTATTTCTTAAGTGCGGCGAGGTATTGCTGCATCATTGGTGATACTTCAGTAGTTCTAGTATCCTCAACAATTTGTGATTCCTCTGACTGGGTTTGTACTGCACGCTTTTTAAAGTATGATTCTTTAAGAGCAAAGACTTTTACTTCAAATGCTTCTATTGATTTAAACTCAACGCCTTCAGCAAGAGCTTTTAACTTCTCGCCTTGAGCTTCAGATAAATCGCTAGCAGCTTCATCAATTACTGACTGACGAGCATAAAGCTTTACTGCTTCTGAAAGATCAATATTGTCCTGAACAGCAGTATTCAATTGCTCTTCAAGTTCAGTGATCTTGTTGGCTAAACCGTCGACCAAATCAACCTTCTCTGTAGGAACATGAATGTAATGCTCATTAAATACGCTATGTAAGGCAGAAATAAATGATTCAGCGATTTCGGTACGAAGACCGCCTTCGACCGCTAATTTATTTTCTTCCATCCATGATTCAACAACATAACCTAAGTAACCATCAACTTTCTCGACCAATTGTGATTCGATACGAGAAACTTCTTCTGATAGCTCTTCTGTATATCGCTCTTCCAAACGCTCAACATGTTCATTAAGTTTTGACGACAGGGCTGCTTCAAAAATAATTTCAGCCTTCTCTTTAAAACCTTCTGACAATGTTGCTTCTGATTCGACCAGTGCAGCTAAGTCTTCATCAAATGCGCCTTGGATAGATTCCTTAGCCATGACTGCTTCTTTTGCTTTAATGCCAGCTTTTTCCATACCTTGTGAGTTGGATTTATCGCCCTTCCGTAAAGGCTGACGCTTTGATGTACTGATAGCAGCTGCTACAGATTTAACAGCATCTTGAGGTGCTGTTTCTGGATTATACCCTTCTTCTACTTCTTCGATCTCTTCCGAAATTCCCTCATTAGAATCTTCAACATATTCATAGAGTTCATCTTGGAGATCGTCATGTTTTTTATTCATGAAATATTACTCCTGTGAGTTAAAGTTTCGAGAGGAAATTTTTAAAGGCGCGTATCTGCAACTCATGTAAGTTTTTAGACGATGCTTTTTTAATTTCTGTCTCATACTGTTCAAATACTTGAGGTGTAACAATGTTATTATTACAAATCCATTCGCCATTCTCTAAGATCCATTCTACACCTTCCATGATCCCATTTACATAGGCTCCTGGTGCACTTGGATCTTGGACAATGTCAATGGTTGCTAACATAAAGTCAGGCTTAACATATGCTACGCCTTGTCTTTGCTCAAGACTACCCATACCACGACTTGAGACACCAAGTTGAACACCACCTTCAAGAAGACCGCGAGCGATTCTTCCCATAGGAGTATCTAATATTAGTGCCTTACCCATTACATCATTGCCTTCCCAACGAAGTTCAGTGATGCGATGCGATACTTTGTCTAGATTAATCGTTGGGCTATCTGGGTGATTAAGTTCACCGACAGCGCGATTCCTAGATACTTGTTCTGTTTGATATTTGTGTACAGCAGCTTCAAGAACAGGCTTAGTATAAATTCTGCCATTGCGGTTCTTTTGTTCTGCTTGCATAAAGACGCCTTCAATAAGGCTTTTCTTTTTACCAGTCTTAACATCTTCAACGATGCTGTACTGGACTTCTTCTATATTTTCTGTTATTAACTTCATGCTGGATAGCTTACCGATGTTAATTTAACTGCAGCATTATCAGCAAATACCTTTGATGTTTTTGATTTATCAAGGAACATAACTTCTAAAGGTAATAGCGTAAATGAACCAATAGTTGTACCATTAGCATCGACAAGAGTAACAAGATATGCAGTTGTAGCAGATGTATTTGCTGTCCTGACTACATTTGCTGTTGACACATCACTAGCAGTACCAACTGTTGTTGGAGCTGCAATTTCAACACTTAGCGGCATATATCTTTTGCTCATTTATTATCCAATAGACTAACAAAGTCTTTTATACCTTGAACCGCATCTTTTTCAGACTTAAACGAATCAAGGCGATCTTTATCTAAATAGGCAACAAACCTATTGCCTTCTTGTTTGATAACTGCAACAAATTTTTTAATCTTAAAAGTCTTTACTTCTGCAGATTTATTTGCTACAGCTTCATTAATGGTTTTTCTAAAACTTTTAAAGTTAATCATTTGTGTTATCGAATTCTTATTTTCTTAAATTTGATGATGCTTGTTTTAACCCAGCAGTTCTTTTAGCAATTTGTTGTTTAACTGCTTTATGACCTGGGCCGCCTGCACCGCCAAATTCTCTATAAGACTCTTCTTCGCTTCCACGCATGCTTTTGTCGCTACGAGCCTTTTTAACATAAGACCTAAGAGTCTTCTTTGACAGCTCATCAATTGATTCATAATCTTCTGATACCATAAAGTCTTCAAGCTCTTCTAAAGAGTAGTCAGACAAATCAAATTCTTCTTCCATACCAGTCATTGATTGACCAACACGAACCTTTTCGCCTTCAAGCGCATCATCAATTCTTGACTGCATAATACTTGTAAATGCATTTTTAGCATCTGCCATATTACCAGTAGCAATACTGTTGATTAAATCGTTAGTTGTAACTGACATAATAAACTCCTTTGTATTATTTATAAAAAATAAATTTTCAGTACATTATTGTTCTGGTTTAGGTGGTTGCTGATCATTATCTTCCATGTCCATTTCAAGATCTTCATCAGATCCTTCTTCTTTAATTTGTTTATCAATTTCTGTCATGTCTTCTTCTGTTTGACGAAGCACGTTTTTGCGAACCCATTCTTTAGAAAAATAACGTCCAACATATTCGTCCATCTCACGCAAAGTGGCAACTCGATCACGAAGAATTTCTGCATCTTTCAGTTCGCTAAAATGGTTATCTTCAAGATAATCAATATTAATACTTTGTTTTATATCATTCCATTCTTCTTCAGTAAATATACCTTTAAGAATAAGCTGAGTCTTCATTAAGTCAATAAACAGAGTTGAGAACTTTTTGCGTAATCGACCAATAAACTTTTTAAATTTTATTTCGTCACGCGTAACTTCTGTAGACCGACCAATATTAAAAGTACCTTCTGCTTCAAGACGTTGAACTGGTACATTTAACGAACGATATAACTTCTTTTGAAAGTAAATAATATCATCAATCTGACCAAGGTTTTCACCGCCTGGTAATGTTGTAATTTCTGTACCACGACCACCTTCGCGACGTGGAAGCCAAAAATCCTCAAGCATTGACATATGTTTACGGTCATCTTTCATTTCACCACTTGATGCATCATATACCATTTTATTACGATACTTCGCCATAATATTACGAATGTATTCTTCTGCCTTGCCCTTGGCCAAATTACCGACGTCGATATAAAATATTCTACGTTCTGGTGCACGAGCCATACGATAGATTACTAATGAATCTTCCATCATTCGCAATTGATTGACTGGTTTAAGAGCCTTATGTAAATACGATAATACTCGTTTATGTGACGGATCTAGTACACCAGACGTCACATAACAAATAGAGTCATTTGCAATTTTTAGACCCTGATTTGATTTTGATAACAATGTATTTTGAAAGACATAGTATTCATTAACTGATTTAATCAGCTTAACACCAGTCTTAGGATCGCGCTCTTCTTTAATTTCGCGGACCTTACGAATTTTTGTATTATCGATATTACGAACCTCTAATATGCCACGCTTAGGATTCTGATCATCAATAATTATATGATAGTGTAATCGGCCATCAATATAGTAACGACGGAATATGTCATGACCATGCCAATTAAAATTTAATAACTTCATAATATAATCAAACTCTTCACGCATCATTTTTTTAATTCTATCAGGTTGATCTAAGTCATCTAGGTCAATTGATACTGGATAAGAACTTTCATCTGATATGATTGCTTCATTAACAATATCTTCAATGGCTGCATCACATTCTGGTTGTTGTGCAATGTCACGATATTTTATAATAAGATCGCGTTCTGTCTTTGCGCTGTCACCTTCCATATCAACATATGAGCCGAAGTAACCACCAGCATTGACTACATAGCCTTCACCGTCCTCTGTTGTTGGAGGAACAAATGAAGCACGTTTGCTTTCTTCTTTATCGTTTACTTTTCGCTTTATCTCAAAACCAAAAAGGTTAAATCCATTGTTTGTATCGGCCATTATGTATAACTCTCCTGTAGAATAAACAGGACGTACTTAATACGCCCTGCTATTCTTATTTATAACCTATCAATATTACGATGTAGTACCAGATTCCCAGTACTGCATTTGCAATGTAACAGTAAACTCTTCAATTGCATTTTCGCTATCATACGAAACTTCAATTGCACTAAGCTCTGTTGGAAAGCAACCACGTAAGGTATACGATTTAATAACCACACCAGACTTATCAAGCTGCTCAATAATAACGTCTGCTTGATAGTCAGTTGGACGAGTTAGACCAGTATTAGTCTTATTGTTATTAATACCATTCATCCAACGTTCAAACGAATTACGAACAACAAAGTTAGTGTCGTTAATAATTGTAAGTGTTGCTGGTTCAAATGTACGATCACCTGCTACTTGGACTTGACGTCCACGGAAAGGAATCACAATAGGTGCAACAGTCGATGCTGGTAACTGCGCCGACTTACACATAAAGGAAGTTAGCTCAACGTTACCAGCAGCATAGCCTGGAAAGTTAACCGTTGCCTTAAATAGGTTTGAGCGAGCGCCACCGCCAGTTAGTTTTGCTTTGAAATCATCTACGCCTAAAACAGCCATGTTATATCTCCTTATTGACCAACAATTTCACTAAACTCAACACCAGTGCGTGTAGCAATGAAGTTAAGAGTAATAAAATTAATTGATCGAGTTGGTTTAACGTAAATGTCTGCAACAAAACGGTTTGAATCAATAACTTCGCCAGTGTTATTTGTACTATCACAAATAACTGCAAAGTCTGTTACACCGCGTCGTCCTTGTACATCACGTAAAAATGGTTCTACTAAATTGCGGAACTGTGCACGAGAAAACTCGTCATTAAATTCAAACAATTGGAACTTAGCTGCAGTTGCAACAGATTTTTCTAATGTAATGAATAACCGACGAACGTTAATACGGTCAAAAGCAGAAGGTTTAACTAATGCAGTCTTATCGCCGTAAAGAACTATGCCTTCACCTGGGAAAGCTACAATAGGATTAACACGTGCTTTATATAATGTATCACGATCTGCTTTCTTTGGATTAAACGCAATCTTAGTCACGCCGCGGAGTTGTCCACGATTAAGACCAGCAGGTGAAAACCAAGGATCAGAAATTGAATCAGTATATGCACAAAGACCAGCCGTTGCACCAGCAGCAACAATCCAACGATACTTGTCGTTATACTTGTCGTATACATATAATGCAGTTGAATCCATTACAGCATATGAACTAGATGTAACACCGTCTGCCCAAGCTTTTACATCGTCTGTAGCAGTAACATTATTAACTGTAGCAGCAACATAAGGCGAAACAAATGCAATAACATCTTTACGTTGTTCTGCAATAGCAATCAGTTGATTAGCATGGGTAATTGCATCTGCTTCAAGAACATCTGCGCCGATTAAAAAGTTAACATCAACAGTTTCTGCATCGCCAAAAATAGCATATGCAGTTTGCAATTGGCCAACCGTAACGCTTGAACCATTAGCACCACCGCCTAATTGATAAGAAGTAACTGTATCAAGAGTAGCATAACCGCTGGTAGCTTCGGTAACAGTTTCGCCAGCATTTATTAGTTCGTCATCATGAACGCCGAACCAGACATAGCTTGATTCGCGGTTCAATACATCTACATAATAGTTTGATGCGCCGTCGTCACGACGTGCATCACTTGCTTGAGAGACACCTTGGAATATTTCAAGTACTGTACCTGCAACACCAGTCCATGCACCATCTGAATCTACTACAACAATATGCATTTCATCGCCATTGTCAATAGATAATGTTAGCCCACGTGATACTGCATAATTTGACATGCCTGGAGCAAAAGCAAATTGACCACGATAAGAATTAAAACCAATAGAATCATAGGCTGCTTCGTTTGTACATACAATAACCTGAATACTATTACCTAGTGCACCAGCATACTTAGCAATAAACTCATAGTCTTCGCCAGCAGTATCTTGTGTGAATGTAGTCGATTCATATGTATTTGAATTCTTGATTAAAATACCTACCCCGCCAGCGGCAGCATTTAAAAGACCTGTGTTAGCCGTACGAACAACTTTAAGCGCATTTGTATACGACAAAAATTGTGCGGCTGGCATAAAGTACTTATATGTATCATCGTTGGGTTTGCCAAATCGAGTAGCCAATTCTTTTTCTGAACCAACTGTTATAACTTCTTCTATTGGACCCCAGGCATATGCGCCTGCAATACCACCAACTGAAGTTGAAACGGCTGGGACAACATTGGTTAGATCAATTTCGCGGACCTCAACACCTGCTGAGACTTGAAACATGTGTGTTCCCCTTAGAAAACTATTAATATGATGTTCATTATACGATTGTTTGTCATAGTATTATTTATAAATAACACAATTTCTCAGTACAATTCCCCAGACCCTGGTACAACGGTCCACATTTCTCGACCTTCATATATGACTTCTTCTGCAATTCCATTATCATAAAAACCAAATGGTGTAAGCTCAGACATAAGATCTTCTTCTGACTTTTCACGTAGGTTTGCTAATGTATTGATGTCAGTAATATCTTTAAAGTATTGTTGATCTGATAACCAACTAAATAACACTAGTGTCATAACAAGGTCATCATTTGCACCAGACTCTGCTTCATATGAAAGCCCTTTGCGTGAAAATCTAGACAACTCATTAATAGTATTCATATCATTGATAATCAATTGATTCTGTTCTACCATTAGCTTTAACATATTACAACCAACTGCCTTAACACTTTTAGTAGTTCTTATACCAGAATCTGCGCCTTTACCAAATCCACTTGAAATACGTTTACCAGATCGGCCTGCGCTTTCGGTATAAAGTATATTCTCATATTCATAGTCATTGTGTAACGAATCTGATACTTGTTGGCCAATATCGTTAATCTCTACTAGAACTGCGCATTCGCCATAAGACTTACATGTACGATATATAACCTCTGCATATTCTGTTGGAGTAATCATATTATCTTTAAATACGAATACCTGCTTATACGGCATTTGCGTAACATCAATAATTGAGAATGCAGAATAGTCTAGACCTTTGCCTCGTGATACATCGCAGACACATACATACTGATGTTCTTTTTTATATCGCTCATACATTGACATACTATCTTTACAAATAATAGGGTCCATAGGAACGAGTTCTTTTAGCTTTGCACCAGATATAAGAGTACCAGACGAGCCCTGGAACTCACAATTATGACTTATTATATCATTAGTATAATATGCATTAGTATCTTTAACTTCTAATACATCATATACATATTGTTCTTCATTAACATATTTTTTAATTTTTATACTTTCTACGCCGTCTTTAGTAAGTATAGTGTTACTAACAACTAAACTCTCAGCCGCAACATATTCGTTTCCAATGCAAATTAAATGATCTCTTGTACATTTTAATTTTTTTCCTGATGTAGTTTCAATAAACACTAGTGAATTAGATAAACTCCGTTTAATCCCATCAAACGGTTTGAATCCTTCATGTGTTAAAATTTCATAATTATTTTGTATCTGGACAAACTCTTCAATAGTTATATTTTTAATTTCACCAGTTGATTTATCTTTAACAGTCACAATTGTATCGCCAGTTACACAAGAATATTCTTGGTCAAACTTTTGCATATCATTATCTATACCGCCAAGTGCTTCTTTTTTCCATGCCTCATCACGACCAGGAACTCTTGTCCAAGGTATCTCTACATAATCAAAACCATTTGTGCCTTGCTTAGCACCCATATAGGTTTTATAAAAATGGTTCAATCCATTTGGTGTAGATGTATATAATAGTTTAGTTGTTACACCAGATGAAATAGTTGGTAATACTGAAGCCGAAAAGTCTTCCCACCCTTCAATAAATGCAGTTTCATCGATGTATAACAAGTTCATAGACTTACCGCGAATTGCGCTTGAAGATGTAGATGCAGCAATAACACGTGATCCGTTTTCTAGTTCAACAGATCCCTTGTTCCATTGTACTACACCTTGCTGTAACCAGTACGGCAGTCCTTCAAATGCAATTTGAATACGATCTAAAATCTCACGAGCAGAGTCACCTTTGTTTGCTAACAGCGCAACTCGTTTATGATCATTAAACAAAATGTAATGTAAAATAATAATAGTAGCGGTCGTTGTTTTCCCGCATTGGCGCGAAGCAACGATAATTAGTCTACGTGTATTTTCAAACTTACGTATAATTTCTTCTTGATATTCGTATGGCTCAATCGTTATTAGACCATTGTCTAGATGTACAATCTTAATATAATTTCTTGCAAAGTATAATGGATCATTTTTACATTTGACCCATTCTTTAACCATCTCTGGCGTCCAATCAATTGTTACATTGGCGCCCTTTAGGTTTGCATTACCAAAATAATTATTTAGGTTATTTGCTTTAAGCGTCGTTGTTGTCATCGTTATCAATAATTGTATTTTGTTTTACTGCTTGCCGTTCTTCAATCATTTTTGCAAGCTCTTGTGTAGAACCAACAAATAAGTTATTGTTTGTTACACCATTTGGCAGTTGTGGCACAAGACCACTCTTTGGTTCTTCTACTCTAAGAGTGTCTTTCTTTTTCTTTTGTAGATCCATCAGACGATCTGCGATTTCTGCATTAGTCTTAATCATTGTGGCTAGTACTTCAAATGCACGTGGTGCTTCTGATTCTCTTGCCAGATCCATCATTAACTCAATTGCTTCATCTCCATTCCTTACCAGTTTATAGTACTGGTCTCGAGAGAAGTCAAAGTCATCTTCTATTTGTTCTTTATTCATAATCTTAAAGATTACCTATTATAATATATTATAACTCAAATCAATTGCCGAAATAACAATTGATGCAGTACCTTCTGAATTTGTAACAGTTTCGCCAACAGTAAAATTCTCATCTGGACTACTGACCGTTATAAATCCAGTACCTGTGGCTGATACTTTACCAGTTGCACCGGAGGTAATTCCGTTTATGATGTCGCCATTCTCAAATATACCAGTAATAGTAGTATAGTTTAGCCTTGCGGTTTCTGCGTTATCAAAGGCAGAATATGTGGTAATAATTTCATGCTCTTCGTTTTCTGCTGCTCCTATTGGAAATACTTTAAACCGCAATGCACTATATGGTACACCAGCCGAAGCCATTTCCGTATCTGATATATTTATTCGTACATCTTTTGTAATACTACGGCCTGTCACTGGTCCATAAAACTTAACCTTTGCTTCAAACTCTATTGAATATATGATAGAACGGCGTGACATGAAGTCGCCTTCATAGTCATCAGACATAGTGACTGCTTGTATAACAAATGGCACATCAGACTTAAAGTTGTTATTGACTTCTTTAATTGTAACGGTATAGTCAGGTTGAAAATATGGTAATATTTGTTCTAGTATTTGCAGAGCATCATCTTGATTCTTTGCTAAAATATTTAGTTGTAGACCAATCCGATATGAAATAGGATACATGACTGATGAACGCTGAAATGTATCAGTACCAGATTCGTTTGAAACCGGTATCTTCTTTGTCATACCCTTTTGTAATTTTGAACTAGTATCATATGTTAGCGACACAATCTCAAAAGACATGCGAGGTAAACGTATTGCTAACTTAGGATCGTTCAAATACTTTTCATCTGCAATACGAGCTAAAAACTTTTGTCGTGGGCCATACGACAATGGAACCTTAATTGTCGAAATGATCTTACCGCTAGCGTCACGCTTAACTACCTTAAGGTTATTG